CACCATCATAGTAAAAAACGGTATCTGATATACATAGAGAATGAGGAGGGGACAATGCTATGGAAGTCCATAGACGATATGCCCTGTATTCTAGAGTACGACCTAAACTTTGAATAGTATGAAGCCACTACGTCAGTTTATTGTACACATCCCCCAAAAGTTTAAAAAAGAAGTATCCTTTAACGGAGGGAAGTTAGAGCTTGTAAGTAAGTTTAATGAGTTTGAGCACCGCGTGAACTCTGGTAAGATTATCGCCTGCCCAAAAGATTGCCCATTGGATAAATGTGAGGGAAGCACATTATACTTTCACCACCACGTAGTACTAGAGCAAAAATATGATATCGGAGATGACCTGTACTTGGTTAATTACGACCCTAACGGAGGATATGGAAACCACGCTATCGCAATCGAAAGCGAAGCTGGTAATATTACTATGCTTGGGGATTGGTGTTTTGTTGCACCCCCACTGGAAGAGGAAGAGGAGACAAGTGATTCTGGTATTATTCTTACGCTCAAAAAAGAACCAAAACTGGAAGGCGTACTACTCGCTATATCCAAAGATTCAGAATGGATTGGAGCACAGCCTAATGATTTGGTGGGCTACACAAAGAATTCAGAATATGAGATGGAACTTCTTGACGGCAGCAAGGTCTACCGTATGAGAACAACGGAGTTGGTATATGTCAAAGAAGCATAAATTTAACACTGTAGAAGCATCAACAAGACTGCTTTCTTCTATGGAGGTCGCAATCAATAATATGATTGACGAAGTAAGAAAACCTGTTGATGGGGAACTCTCTGGCTCACAACGCAAGGCTGAATTACAGAGTATTAAACAAACAGCGACAGATGCAAAAGAACTCCTTATTGAATACCAAAGACTTGAACAGATGGTCAGAGAGCTTAAAGAAACAGGAGGGATTGAAGAAGAACAAGACTACTCTGGGGGATTCGCAGAGCGCTTCTCCAAGTAATCAGATATTCTGTTACTGGGATTATTAGTCGTAATAAACGTGGTAATGCTCGGGAGCAAAAGTACACTTGTCTCTAGAGTTACAATTGTTCTTATGCACAGCACACGAAGACAATAACAAAATTGAAGCTATTACTATAATACGTTTCATAAGTCAAATTTAATGAAATGGCAGGACTTAAACAAGTTGAGGGGTATGATAATTATGTTGTCAACATATGTCCCAACGATACGGAGGGTGAAATCCTCACCATCGGTGGGCTTGATATTCAGCTTCCCGAAGCTCCCCCTAAAAAAGAAATCCTCTTTTATGACAGGGAGCCTGATATGCAAATGTGGGAAAGACTTCCTGTGCCAGCAGAACTGCAGAGGATTCGCTCTATGGATGAGTGGTACGAGATGCCCGCAGACTTCAAGAAGCGCTTTTCTACATACATCGAGAAGGAGTTTGAGCGCAGGCGCAACGGTCTTTGGTTTTACAATAACGGTGAGCCTGTCTACATTACAGGGAGACACTATATGATGCTACAATGGAGCAAGATGGATATAGGCTATGCCTCGTATCTTGAGTTCCAGAGGAGGCTGTTTATTCACTTTGCAGCGTGTGAGGCAGACCAACGCTCTATAGGACAGATGTACACGAAGTGTAGACGTTCGGGGTATACCAATATGTCGGCAGCCATACTCGTAGATGAAGGCACACAAGTAAAAGACAAGCTACTGGGGATACAGTCTAAGACGGGTAAGGATGCACAGGAGAACATCTTTATGAAGAAGGTAGTACCTATGTTTAAGTCCTACCCATTCTTCTTCAAGCCTATACAGGACGGTACCACCAACCCTCGTATGGAACTAGCCTTCCGTGAGCCTTCTAAGCGTATCACCAAGAAGAACAAAACCTCAAACAAAGGGGAAGCACTCAATACCATCATCAACTGGAAGAACACCACGAACAATGCATACGATGGTGAGAAACTGCATCTATTGTACCTTGATGAGGCAGGTAAGTGGGAACGCCCTACGGATATTCGTGAGGCGTGGCGCATTGAGAAAACCTGTCTTATCGTAGGTCGTAAGATTATTGGTAAGGCACTTGTAGGTTCTACAGTAAACCCTATGGATAAGGGTGGTAACCAGTACAAGGAGATATGGAGAGATTCAGACCCAGAAGATAGAAATGCCAATGGAAGAACAAAGACTGGTCTTTATAGACTATTTATACCCGCCTATGAAGCGCTTGAAGGATTCTTCGATAAGCACGGAAACCCTATTGTGGACGACCCTGAAAAGCCTGTACAGACGATTGATGGGGACTACGTAGACATCGGTGCGAAGACCTACCTTAAGAACGAACGTGATGCGCTAAAGAATGACGCTAGGGAGCTGAATGAATTTATACGTCAGTTTCCCTTTACTATTGACGAGGCAATGCGTGATAGTATTGAAGGCTCTACCTTTAACATTGGGAAGATATATGAACAGATTCAGTACAACCAAGAGTTGTATCCGCATCCCGTAGTACGTGGGAACTTCAGCTGGAAGGATGGTGCTAAGGATAAAGAAGTAATGTTCAATCCCAATCCACAGGGTAGGTGGCGCATCGCTTGGCTCCCAAAGCCAGAGATGCAGAACAAATACGTTATTAAATACAACAAAAGACACCCAGCCAATGACCATATTGGCGTAGGCGGTGTGGATAGCTATGACTTGGATTCTACAACAGATAACAGAGGTTCAAAAGGTGCTTGCCACCTTTACAACAAGTTCAATATGTCTGCTCCTGCTAATATGTTTGTCGCTGAGTATGCTTCTCGCCCTCCTCTTGCAAGAATATTTTACGAAGACATCTTGATGGCAGCGGTATTCTACGGATACCCGCTGCTCATAGAAAACAACAAGTACGGAATCGTAAGGTACTTTGAATCAAGGGGATACGAAGAGTACGTAATGAAGCGTCCGGAACATCTTAAAGCACCCAATGCTGCTGTAAATGTAAAGACTCGAGGGATTCCTTCTAACTCTGTAGATGTAATACAGTCCCACGCACAAGCGATAGAAGCTTATGTAGAGGAACACGTAGGCATTAACTCAGAAACTGGGGAGATGGGTAAGATGTACTTTGAGCGTACACTAGAGGATTGGATTGGTTACAAGATAGACAACCGTACCAAGTTTGACCTTACCATCAGCTCTGGATTAGCTCTTCTAGCAGCACAAAAATTTAAGGAGGAAAAGAAGGTTAGCTCATTTGATGATAAGAAATTCTTCCGCAGATACAACAAGGAGATAAGGCGTTAAAACACAGGTCTTTATTTTCGTATATTTGCAAGGAAGTATTCTGCGAAACGCTATATGTACGATAATAACAACGACAGAGGGAAATATGGTAACTTTCCCGACCCATTTGCACACTATTCTAAAAAGACATCCAAGTCTTACGGTATCAAATACGCCAAAGCTATTGAAAAGCAGTGGGGGCAATCTGATGACGAACGAAGTTTGTTTAGACGCAGACTTAAAGACTTTGAGACCAACCGCGATTACGCGAACGGTACACAGGATACTTCTATATACAAACAGATTCTAAACTCTCTGGACCCAAACAGCGGGGACGGTACGCTACTGAACCTTGACTGGTCTCCGGTGCCTATCGTTCCTAAGTTTGTAAAGATTGTTGTAAATAACATCCTCTCTAAAAAGCCTTACCCTAACGTTAAAGCCCTTGACCCACTTTCTCAATCAGAGAAAGACGAGGAAAGAGCAAAGAAAATGTTTGAGGTCAAGAACAGAGAGATGCTCCGTGAATTGGCTCAGCAAGGCGTAGATATCGGTACAGACATCAACAGCATCCCAGAGACTCCGGAAGAAGCTGAAATATTTATGGATACCAACATTAAGACAGCTGCAGAGATTGCAGCGCAGGTTGGTACTAATATTACGCTAGAGTGGAATGACTTTGACCAACGTGTATATCGTAGAGCAGTTAACGACTTAGTTACTTGTGGTATGGGTGTTGTTAAAAGAAACAACGACCCAAACTATGGAATCCAAGAAGAATACATCGACCCAGCATACTTCTTCCATAGCTACACCGAGGACCCTACATTTAGCGACCTCATCTACGCAGGACACATCAAGAAAATTAGCATCTCAGAACTTAAGCGTATTGCTGGTGATGAGCTTACAGAAGACGAGTACGAAAAGATAGCTCAAGGGGTTAAGAACAAGTATCAGAACAGAGCTGATAAGCTTTCTTACAAATACTACGATGAAACACTAGACCGTACAACATACGGTTACGATGAGTTTATCATTGAGGTTATGGACTTTGAATTCCTCTCTACAGACGATATGATGTTTGAGGAGAAAGGTTCTAAGTTCGGTAACACTAACTTCTACTACAAAGGATTTGAGTACACCCCTCCTAAAGAGTCGGTGTACGACCGTAAGCCTGTGAATATGAACATTCAGACGGTATACGGAGGTAGCTACATTATAGGCACAGGGTATATGTTCGGATACGGACAGAAATCAAATGTACCTAAGAATGCACACGATTTAACAAAGGCTAAGCTGTCTTATTCAGTAGTCGCTACGAACTTACGCAGAATGATGCCTAAGTCTCTTGTAGGCTCTGTAATCGGCTTTGCTGACCAGTTGCAACTCTCCCACTTAAAACTACAGCAGTCTATCGCTAAGGCGAAGCCAGACGGACTCATTGTAGACATTGAAGGGTTGGAGAACGTACAACTCGGTAAAGGCGGTGAACTACAACCACTAGACATACAAGACATCTATGAACAAACAGGTGTATTCTACTATCGTTCAAAGAATCCAGAAGGTGGATTCCAGAACCCTCCAGTTAGGTCTCTGGACAATAGCATTAGGAATATCAATGAGCTTATTGGTATCTATAACCATAATCTCCGTCTTATCCGTGATACAACAGGTATTAACGAAGTAATGGATGGAACCTCTCCTAAGGGAGAGCAATTGGTAGGTGTACGACAGCAGGCTATTGCAGCCGGTAATAATGCTATTTATGATATTACTAATGCTGCTGTCTACTTATACAGCAGAGTATGCGAAGATATTGTTAAGTGTCTTCAGATTCTACCTACTAAATCTGTATTGTTTAAAGCGTACGAAAGAGCTATCGGTAAAAGCAATATGGAGGTGTTGTCTTCATTTGGAGACTTGCCGATGTACAACTTTGGCGTTAAGGTTCAGACAGAAATGGACGATACCGAAAAGGCGTACTTAGAGCAGAACATTCAAGTGGCTCTAGCTCAGAAAGAGCTTGACTTAGAGGACGCGATGGCTGTAAGACAGCTTAAAGATGTCGACCAAGCCGAGCGCTTGCTTATCATTCGTCGTAAGAAGCGTATGAGAATGCAACAGCAAATGGCACAGCAGAACTCGCAGATGCAGGCTCAGATGAATCAAGCTACAGCACAGGCATCCAGCCAAGGTAAGATGCAGGAGATTCAGATGCAGAGTCAAGCTAAGATTGCTGAGATTCAAGCAGATGCTCAAGCGAAGGCACAATTGCTTCAATTGGAGTACCAACTTAAGGGTCAGATTGAAGGTGCTAAGACGCAAGCTACGATGGGTATGAAGCAGCAGGATATGCAGTTCAGAGAAGACCTTGAGGACAAGAAAGAAAAGGCTAAGGACGAGAGAGTGAAGAAGCAGGCTGTAGAGCAGTCTAAGATGATTTCTCAGCGTCAAGGCAAGCGAGGTGAGCTGACTGATGAGGGTCAGAACCTCTTAGATATGCTAACTGAATAATTATTATCTTTGTTAAGTATTTGGCGCACAGCGCATTATAACTTGACAACTTAAAACTTGATATACGATGGCTTACGAAAACGTAAACGCAACCCCTAACTTCCAACGCCAAGTTCTTGGTCAGAAGGGATTCAGAAAACTTAGAACGGGTAACACCTCAATTTCAGGTGAATTCTACCGTGCAATCACTGTACTAGCAGATGCAAGCATTACGCTTACCTCAGAGGCTGGTGATGACTTAACTGCGGAGACTATCCCTGCGGGTGTAACTATCTACGGATTGTTCAGCAGCATTACTGTTGTTAGTGGTGATGTCCTTGCATATATAGCATAAGCTATGTTAGGTCTAGGGTTATCATTAACTACAGGAGGTGTAGTAAGCTCACCTGCGGCTATATTGGTAGCAGCCTTTATCGCAAGGGTTGAGGCTGATGGTGGTACGGTAGAGAGCAAGGCTTGTGCAAAATCGGATGTAACTTTTTTGTTGAGTAATCCGTAAATTATAAAAGTATTATGGCAACAGAAAGTTTTTTTAGTAATGCCTCGTTAGCCTACCTTGCTTCAGCAGGGGCTGGCAAGGACGGCAAAGCGTATAGCATTAAACCCACGGACGGCACGGGGGACTTTACATTTTCACGAGGTTCAAACCTTGCGGCTACCCGTGTGGGTGCCGATGGATTGATTGAGAAAGG